GAACAAACTGACTACGTAAAAGATCTAGAGAATGAAGTACCTATCATAACTCTAACTCAAGATGATGAAACTTATCTATATGTTCCAGCTAGTAGGATCAAAAGTATACCTTCAGTAACTGGAAGACTAGCTACTGAACGTATCATATCTTTTGGACTAGGTCTTATGCCAGATGACATAGACCTTAGGGTTATGTACGATAACATAGCAGTACTGATAGAGGATACTATAGGAGTTAGACCTGAGGTTATAGAGACTCCAGGCGGACCTACTATAGTGATGCCTGACCCTGAGTATGATAGATACATACGACTGATGAAATCCAAAGAGAGATCTGCTAACAAATCTTGGAGACTAAGGTATCTAGAAGAGATAGAAAGAAATAAA